CATAGTTGTTTTCAATAGCTGAATCAGTTAATTGTATTTTAATATAAGAATTTGCAGCTAAATAAGAATTTATAGTTATTATATTTCCAACCTCAGTATAAGGTTCTGTAAATTTAAAAACTAAATTAGTTGCTGCTGCAGGTATTTGCACTGAAATATTACATGTAAAGCTTGTTGTAGATAAAACATTGGTAATTGTACCATATGTTGTTGTTCCTGCTACATTTTGTATTAGCATGCCCACAGCAATATTAACATTTGCAACAGCTATTGTTAAAGTACTTGTTCCCACTGGCACTAAAACCCCATTACTTGTTCCGGTTGTTTTAGTATTATTAGGTGTCATTTCTGTCCAAGTTAAAGCATCTGGACTTGAATATAAATAAAAATTATTTAAACCATATTGACCACTAGCATTATCAGAACTTCCAAATATTAAATCAGTATTAAAAGTACTAGTAAAAGTTTGACCTGCACCTGCTGCGCTTATAAAAAACTGCTGAGCTCCAGCGTAATATTGTCTGTTAGTTTCGGTTATTAAACCACCATTAGGTATTGGCATAATCTAGCTTTTTTGATTTATTTGTTCTTGTTGTACTTGTTGCGCCGCAACTTGTATAATTGTAGGGTCTTTTACTACTACTCCAGCATATAATAAAATTTTTAAAACTATTTCAGTTTGTTCAGCGTCGTGAAGTTCAAAGTTTATAGACGTATCTGGATTATAAACATAAGCATTTCCAGAAAGAGTAAAATTCCAAACTGGATCCATAGGTTTTCGTATATAAGTAGCTTCAATACCTGATTGAATTGTTTGAGGATATACAAAAAGTTTTTGTCTTTCGTAAACATATACAGGATAAGTAGTTGTTGGCGCTGTTAATTTAGAACTTAATAAATGATATAAATCTCCTCTATCAACTCTTTCAAGCTCTTGAGTTGGTAAAGCTCCAGCGCTATAAATAACTGTTCCTAGTCTATAAAAATCATCTTGTGTTGTAACTATAAAAATATCTATACCAGCAGCTGGCGCAGCATTAAGTGTTAATGTTGTTCCGTTTATGCTATAAGCCGTGCTAGCAACCCCGTCTAAATAAACAGTTGTAGTTCCGCTAGCTAATTGATTAGCTGTAATAGTTGTTATAGGATATGCTTGTATATTAACTTCAGTTACGGTTGTAAAAGTAGCTTGTGAAGATCCCGACTCTGCAGGTAAGCTAAAAGCACCATTAGCATAAGTAGTGTTGCCAATAGTTTTAAATATAGAGATTTTTTCATCAAGATTAAGTACTCTATCTGCATAATCTGTATCTGTTTGCGGAATACGTATTTGCTGATTAAGATCCTCAAAATATCTTTCAAATATTTCTAATTGAACCTGAGTACCTATTTTATTAAACTCAACAGGTGTCATATAACCTCTCTGCTCTTTATTTAGTATTAATAAAACGGTTTGATATACAGTATTTACGTTTATTGCCATTTTAATATTTTAGTTAATAGTGATTAGGGCCACATTTTAAGTGACCCTTCACTATATTATAGTTACATATTATTGTAACTTTTTCTTAATTGTTTTGAAAACTTCAACACCTTCATCAGTTTTAAACCAAGCGGCTAATGCTGAATAAGGGTTTTCATCGAAAGGTATAGTCATTAGTTTTCTATCATTAGATCCCCAATGGAAAGTTCTTTGGTCTTGAGCTAGTTTTATTATATGTTGTTCGGTAGCTCTTATACCTATATTTCTTAAACCTACGTTTTCATCATTTGCTACAGATAAGAAAGCTGCTGGATTTTTTCTTGCCATAAGTAATAAATCTCTTCTTAATTCTTTAGAGCTTAACGAAGAAACTTTTGATCCTAGTTCAACTCTTAATACAGCTTCAGCGTGATCTATATCCATTTCTTTTGCCGCAAGCATTGCGTCTAGTTCTATGTTAATATCTTCAAGTTCATCTTCAGCAACTACCTCAGCTTCCCATTCAGAATATATAATACCTTTTTTAGGGTGATATAGTGATAATAGTTTTTGTAAGTTTTGTTTTTGTTTTGGAACAGCTAAAACACCATCTTCAAACACAATGTGTCCTAGTGTTACTTCTCCTTTTTGTTCATTTACAAATGGAGAATTTTGATTTGTAGCATATCTTAATTCTTTCTGTTCACCTGATTTTTCATCAAACCATAATAATGGATGTCTACTAGTGTTTTTAGAATTTAAAGTATATGTTAATGGTTCTTTATCGTGTAATAGAAAATATCTTCTATCTTTAATCTCCCATTTAGGGGCTATTGTTTCTTTTGTTTTTGACATGATATAATATAATATAATTAATAAAAATAAAGGGCTGGGTGCCGAAGCACCCAACTCTTTAAAGCAATCTTATTGTTGGAATAATACGAAATTATTCGCAGCTTGAGTAACCAAACATCTTTCAGATAACCAGTTAACTTGCATCGCATCAATGTTAGTAGTGTAAGCACCACCAGCAGATCCTGTGATCCAGTTTTTGTATCTTCTGTCTTCTGTTTGTGAAGCTCTATATCTAACGTGTAAGAATGGTCTTCTTATGTTAGTACCTAATTGTTGGTCATACACAGTTGATGTTCCAGCAGGTATTAATACACCTTCTATTCCACTTACTGCAACTCCACCTCTTGTAGAAGCGTCGTTTAAGTATTTCCAGCTAGTTTTGTAGAAGTCATAAGAACCTCTTCTGAAACCAGAGAAACCTAAATTAAGTGCCATGTCTTCAGAGTTTTCAAATAAACCGTAAGCAGTTCCACCTACAGCTCCACCTGAAATTTGTCCTAACATGTCATCAAAATCTAAATCAAGTCCTCTGTTTAAGAAAAGCATGTTTTCTTCAATAGCTCCTTGAGTATCTAGATTTTTAAGTACTTGATCAAAGTCAGAAATTCCAGTACCAGCTGAGAATCCAGACATTACATTACCTCTTGCTTGGATAGCAGAGAAAAGACCTTGAGATCCATAAGCGTTGATACCGCCTCCAAATCCTTGGACATTAGCTTGTTGTGCAGCAAAACTTTGTCCACCAGCTCCAGTAGCTAATTCACCTTCAACCATTGCCATTTCTAAGTAATCGTCGAAACGTAATCTTGTTTCAGACTCAGACTTTAAATACCATAAGTATCCTGATGTTCCATCTTCTGTAGCAACTTCTACCCATCCAATTTGAGCCATATCAGAACCATTAATTTGGAATGAATCTTTTATAATAATTGGGTTGTTAGAATATTGTGTAAATGAAGGTTGGATAGACTTGTAAGACCCAGCACCTAAGCCGTTATCTACTGGTCCAACAGTTCCTTTAGCAAAAATAGAACCGTATACAAATAGTTTAAGATTTGTAGCTCCAACTCCTAAAGCATCCCAGTTAGCAGCTGTAAAAGGGTAAGCAATAACTTGCTGTCCTAAACCACCTGGTAAACTTGTTTTTACCACACCTTTTAATGTAACACCTGTAGTAGGGTTCATTACAACTATAGTGTCGTTTGGAAAAATAGCATTTGATACAGCTGGGTTTCCACCTAAAGCGAACTCTAATGTAGCAGAACCTGCACCACCTGTTTGTGCTACGTTTACATAAGAAACGTGTAGTCTGTTTTGTTCAGACCAAATTACTTGATCAGATGTCATTGGCATTTCAGCGCCAACCATTCTAAGGAAACCGTTTAATGTTCTGTTTCCATATCTTTCTACCTCAGCTTCATAAACTTCAGGTAGATATTGCTGAGCAAAGTCATTAGCTCCAGCGTTAAACGCTAGGTAATTGTTTTGCAAAGCTAATTGTTGTTGAGAAGGTACAATACTTCCAAACACAGGATTAATTTGTCCCATAATAATTAATTTTGTTTTTAGTTAAATTTTCTTGTTTTAATCTTCAGTTTTGAAGAATCAAGACCGCTTATAGCTTTAACTTTTAATCCACCAACAAATACGTCTCCGGTAGGCGCTGGCCTAACATCCTCGGATATGTTTTTAGACTTAGCAACAAGATCTTTAGTAGCATCGGATTTACCTTGCTCGTAAAAATGCTGTGCTATTTTGTCAACGTTTTCAGCGGCATACATAGCTTTGTGATAACCTTTAACATCTTTTACATTACCTTTATCATCTAAGAACTTCTTAATTGTGTTTGTAATATTCGATTGTTTAGTTGCAACTTCATTAGGGTTTTTAATTCCGTATCTAAATTTTTTTTCACCAACTTGAAAATCAAAACCTTTGAATTCATTAGTAAAATAGTTTTTAGTATTAGACTTAAAGTCCTCATGTTGTTGTTGAGCTGTGTTTTGCTCTTCATTGTAGCGATTGAAAAAGTCCATTGCTTTTTGTTGGTCTTGTGTCATACCAGGTCTCAACTTGATTTCCTCGTAATATTGACTTTTTAAACCATCTAAATACTTTCGGGCTTTAGCAACCTCTTCTTTATACGCAAGTTTCTTTTTACGAATCTCGCGCTCCTCGTCCACTTCTTCATCATATGAAAAATTATCTTCAATTAAAAAGTTAATTTCACTTGAATCTAAGTGTGATTTGGCTTGTTTATAATACTCTCTTAATAGAGTATCGTTATCTACATTAGAATAATCAGCGTTTAATCTTACGTAATCTTCTAATGTTCCACCTGTTTCTTTCATAAAGTCTACGACTTTTTCGATGTTCTCAGGTAATTTAGCTACTTCTCTTGCTTCTTCAGGAGTAGGAGTAATAACTTTTTGTTCAATTTTTTCACCTATTTCTTGTATTTCTTCTTCAACTTTCTCTTCAATAGGTTTTTCTTCTACAATTTCTTCAATTGTTGGTTGTTCTTCTTGATTTTCAAGAACTTCGCTGGACTCTGATACTTGTTGGTCCACTTTAGGGCTATTTCCGGTTTGTTCTTCCACAACCACTTTCTTTGTTTCTCCGACTTGAACGGCATCTTTTTCTTCTGTTTTAGGTTTTGATAAGTCGACTTTAATAACATCGTCTTTTACCAATTGTTTAGGTTTACGTTTAATTTTAAACGTGCCTTCTTCTTTTACTTGTTCTGACATAATATAATATAATAAAAATTAATAAATAGTTTATTGCGGTTCAAACTGCTCTAAACCAAATCCGCCTAAATTATCCATACCTGCTGATTCAAAATCTGTAGGTAACAAGTCATTTTGACGTTGCTCAATCATTTTAGATTGTTGCGTTGCTTGTATTTTAGTTCTTTTATCTTTACGATCTTCTATAAATTGTTCTTTTTGTCTATCAGTATTTATTTTAGCTTGAGCTAATTGTAATTGATAATTAAACTCTTCAGCCATTAATTGTTTTTTAATTAATGCTTCTTGCTCCATTCTTTGTATTTCAAACTGAGATTTAGCTTGTTCTATTTGTATCTCTGTATTAGCTAAAGCCTCTTGTTTTTGTACTTCATTTAAAGCAGCTTGCTCAGATTGTTGCATATTAGCTTGTGCTTGAGCTTGTATTTGAGCTTCTTGAGCGGCTTGATCTTGTTTTTGTTTTTGTATTCTTCTATATTTTAATATTTGATTTGCTAATTGTATATTTTTTATTTCTCTAATATCAATAGCATCTTCAAGATATATTTGACCTGATTGTAAAGCTACCTGTATATTTTGCTCTAACATTGCTTTTTCTTCATCGTCTGGTTCAAGTTCTAAATAAATACCAAAATCATACAAATGAAGATTTTTTAATTCTTCTAAATTTTGAGTATTAGTTAGTGATATACTTTGCATCAAAGCTTGTTTAGTTAAATCAAACTCTAAAGCATCAGCTAATCTTAATGAAATATTTTCACAAGCTCTTAGTGTTAAATATAAACTAGCATCTACAATGTGCTTAGTTGCTATATTAGAAGCATTGGCAGCCATTTTTTGCAATCCGACCAACGCGTCTTTGTCTGGTAAACTGCCATCTCTTGCTTCATTTAGTCCCGTCACGTCTCTTATCATTTGTAAATAATACTGATAAGTGTTGATCAACGATTGTATTTTTCCGTTAGAAGAAGATGATTGTAATTCTTGAATAGGCACTTTACCTCTGTTAGGATCACCATCTTGAGTTAAAGATCTACCTACAATAGAACCTGTTTGAAAATACATATTCAAAGCTTCTTGTGGATTATAATTAGTACCATTACCTAAATCTACTTCCGCCAAACCATCAACATCTACAAATACACCATCTGGAACCATACGTTGAATTACTTGTTGTAATTTTAATGATGTTAATTGTATCATGTCCGCAAAGCTAGTAACACGACTTACTAAAGATTCTATACGCCCTTGATATAAATTAGGCGCGCATATAACATAATTCATTTTTACTTTAGTTAAATCACTTTTAGGTCTTGTCATGTTTTCAGCTAATTTCCACTCTAGCATTTGTGGAACACCCATAACTTTAGCACCGCTAAATAAAACTTCAATTGATCTTGAAACTCTTTCAAAATTATCACTTTCAGGTGGATCAAATGTATCAGGTTTTTCTAATGTTTTTTCTAAGCCTGTATCTGTTTTTTTAATTTTAAAAACTTGATCAATAAATGTTTTATATTCAAAAAATAATATTTGAACTAAATCGTTATCATAATTAGGGTTTGCTATATAACCATCACGACCAGGATACCTAACCATTTGCTCTAATTCTTTATCTGTAAGGTACGGAAATCTTTTTTTTATTTCAGCTAAAGTCATTGACTTTATTTCACCAACATAATATATATCTTCAAAATTAGGATCATTAGTATATGAATAAACTAAATTAGCAGGATCAACGTATTCAACAACTACACCTTCAGATTTATTAAAAGAAGTTTTAACAGCACCTATACCTATAGTAACTACATCTTCTACTATTCTTTTTTTAGTTAATTGATATTTATTAAAAGCTAAAGTATTATTTATAGCTTCTTCTTCGGCAATTTCTACAGATTGTTTGTAGTTTAATTGCATGTGTATTTCTAATTCTTCTTTTGATTGTGGTAATGTTTTTTTATCAGAATTATATAAATTCATACCTGTGCTTTGCTCAATTTCATTTAAATAATCTTGAGCCATCATATCTCTATATATACCACCTACATAATCAGTTCTTTGTTTTAGCGAAAAAGGATCTTGAGCATATGCTTTTAAATCATAATCTTTAGAAGCTATACCATTTACTACTATGTCTACAAACTTAGGTATAATAGGTACTGGTTTCCAGTCTAAATTTAAATAAGACAAATCACCATTAATAGACAATTCATCTTTATATTTTTGAACACTTTGTTCACCTCTAGCATATAATCTAAGATTATGAAAATTTTGGTAACCTGTATTCCATCTGCTTCCGTTTACTCTTCCACCTCTAAACCATTCATATTCAATAGCTTGCCCAACTAATAATCCATATTCTAAAGATTTCTTTTCCGCTTCAGATACCATCTGATCAGGAAACGCACTATTAACACCAGTGTTTAATTTCATCTATTAATTATTTTTGATTCATTGCCTCTATTATCATACTTAGAAAAGCTTAAATTTAAAGGTTTTTTTATAACCTCGGCAATGGGTCTATATTTATTTTTATTGCAAGCCATGATCGCTAGGCCAGAACTTATTGACGCATCGTGTTTTGTTCTATTGTTTATATCAAATGCTGCCCAGTCTTCTAATGTTCTTTGAAAATACATCGTTCCATATTGCTCGTTGTTGTAACCAACAAACATTTCAATATATGCTTCAATAGCCGCAGCATGGGCTTGTTTAACGTCTTCACTTGAATTAGGTATACCACCTATTTCTTTTTCTGTTACAGATAATTTATGTATCGTTTTATCTGGTCGGTTCATAGAATAACCTCTATAACCTCTTCTTTTAAAATGATACAATAATCTTGGTTTATTATTTTCTGCAAGTATAGGCATACCATAAAAAACACAAGCCATAAGTACATCTTCAAAAAACATTTCAGCAGTTTGTGGTCTAGCTATATATTCTAAAAAGAATAAATTTGGTGGAGCATCTTCCATGCTAAACTTAGTTAAACCGTGTAATGAACCTTTAGAACCTCTACCATCTACAGTTCCTGATATATCGTAACTATCACATCCAAAAGCACCCATGTGCTCATTTCCTGGAAACTTTCTACCATTTTTAATAAGAACTCTATTCTGTTGATTAACATTTGGCACCCATGAAACAAAAAATCTACCTTGTTTACTTGGAACAAACATAACGCTTGTATCTTTAATTCCATCTTCCCATTGAAAATTACCTTGCGTAATTACGTTTGAGTTTTTTAAATCTTCGTTATAATCTATTTGTTCGTATATTTTTGTTAAATTAAACAAAGATTGTTTAGTCTCATCTCTGAACGCGTGTTTTTCTGTACGTGGAAACTGTCTATATAGTTCATTAAGTGCATCAGGATCGTTCTTAAGGCCATCTACTTCATTTTCCCAGTGTTCGATAACACCGATTTCAATGGGGAAACCATCTGGTCCTTTTTTAGGTTCTTGCGGTGTTTCGAAGACAGGTAACCCATAAGAATCAATGTATCCTTCGTAATTCCATTCCATAGGTATGAACAAGCTATATAATCCCGAGCTAGTCTGCCCATTGCGGTTTCTTCTGGTAACGTCTGAGTCATCATATAATTTTTTATAATTTCTACCTCCTTTATCTAAAGCATTTGACGTTGATCCCATCATACACTTACCTATAATTCTAGAACCTAATCGTAAACAAGTTTTTGTAACCCTCCAGTTATTTAATATATTGTCAGGTTTTTCCCATTTACCAGACTCATCGTGTACAAGTAGTTTTAATTTTTCACCATCGTAACTGTTGTCTCCTGTATTTTTCCAGTCAATAGTCGTATCTAATCCTTCTAATTCTTCAAGCTGTTCGTTACTATCTAGTTTACGTCTTGTAAACCTACTAGCGGGAACCCTGTATGCAAGTTCTGTTTTTGGTCTATCCATACCGTCTTGAATCGGTTTGAAGAAAAACGGATAGTTGACGGAAATTGGTACGATTTTATCGGTAAACATTTTTTTCGCATCAGCCCCTGACTTTGATAAGACACCGTATCTAGCATCACTAGAGATAGTGGCAAGGTTGACAGTTTCGCCTGATGCCATGAATGAAAAACCAGACCGTCTGTTTTTGAGGTAGCACATTCCGTAGCAACGTTTATCTGCTTTACAAGCTTCCCAGAATATAAAGAATAGTCTGTTTGCTTCCCTAAAATCTGCTTGCCCAACGTCAATCTTGGACCACTGCAGGTACATGTAATGAGTACCAGTAATGTAAGTAGCTTTACCTTTATTAGTGAACCAATAGCCTTCGTGGCGCCTGGCAAATTCTCTATCAATATACGCATACCATTTTTCTTTAAAATCGTCTGGATACTGTTTCCAGTCAAATATTGTTTTGATTTTTTTTAATGCTTTGGGATACTCATGTGCTTGCCATTTATCGTAATCCTTATTAACATCTTTTTCTTTTGGTAATGCTATTTTTAAATTTTGTATTTCATAAACCTCACCTATTTGACCACTCTTAGATATAACTATAACATCGTGTTCTTTATTATATCCATACTCCCATTTTTTAGATTTATTTAATCTTTTTATTATATGAGGTTTTATATGATCAATTATTTTATATAAAGTTTGCTTATACATTATTTAGATCTTCTTTCTGCAAATCCACCAAAAGCTTCTTTTTTCTTTTCTTCTTTTGGTTTATCATTTAACATCTCCTCTTCTTCTTTAATACGATTAAGTATTTCGAAAGCATCAAATATAGCTAACTTTTTAGTTGCAGCAGCATTCTTTAATCTATCAGCAGATATATCGTCATCAGAATCTACAATAGCTTCTTTAGCTACCTTAATTAATTCTTCAACCGCTATGTGCCCAGCGTGGATTATATTCTTCTTCGTTTCCTTGACGTTCATGTTTAATTACAATATCATTAGATTTCATACAATAAAGACGTTTGCCATCAACGACAAAGTCATATTCTCCGTTAGGCGTGTAACCAACTAAGTCTCCCTCGTTAATTCCTAGCGCTTCTAAGGCACTATTACCATATTTTAATACACCAATAAGATATCGCTCCTGATCTGACACTGTATTGTCATTACTTTTGATTGGACTTATGAAACATCTATCATTGATAGTTATCCATTTATCTTTTCTTTTATATAAATAAACCTGATCTAATTGAACAAAATATAAATTATCTTTAAAATAAGACTTACTATTTTTTTCTTCACCTCTTACGTTATACCATCTTCTAAACACATTATGATGAATCATTATTAAATCACCTTTTTTAATATCAGTTTTAAACGATAAAGGTACTTCTATAACTTTTGCTATATTGTTTACGGACTTAAAAGTTTCTACTTGGGTATTGATTACGAGGCTTTTGTCACCTACTTTAACTTCATTAGAATATCGTTGGCCAACAGGCTCAACGATAAAATCAAATAAACTTTTCACTAATATTCTAAATCATACTCAACGGAGATTGCCATGTTACAGTTAAACTTTTTCCATGGCAATACCTCGTCTCGTTTTTTGATGTAAATATTATAAGAATTATCTGTCTTATCAGAAAGTATATGAGATATTGTATGACCACCATATACTGACTGCCCTAACGAGTAGTGCATAGCATCAGTTTTATAGTCAGAACCAATACTTATCTTTCTAATTACAGACGACATTATTTCTTATCTTCTTCTTTTTCAATAGGAGTAAATGATCCATCTTCTAAATTAATATTAATAGATCCATACTCATCTTCTAATTCTTTTTTGAAGTCTTCAGTCTGCTTGTTAACTTCATGGAATTTACCCAATACTGCGGTTTTTTGGGCTTCTAAAAATCCAACTTCGTTTAAAAATTTGTTTAATTCTTTTTGAAAGTCCTGAATTTTTTTCAGTTGGTCTTCGGTAATCATTTGTTTTACTTCACTCATTTTAATTTAATTTAATTATTTGCCTATTGATTTAAATTTTTCTGCACCTCGTGAACCGAAATAGGCAACGTAAACGGTTATAAGAAGTGATTTTAAAAGGTCTATCCAACCGGTATCAATACTAAATGATATATCAAACCCGTCTAATAGTATAAAAATAACAAGAGATGTTGTTAAGAATATCAATGTCATTGGCCTAGTGTTTTTTGAAAGCCATGAATCAGATTTCATATCGCTTTCCCAGCGTTTTGATATCTCTTGTAATTCTATAGTGTCTTGCTCTAATAATTTAAGAGCTGTTTCTTTGTCTTGTGGTGGTAAGTCTGGATCTTTGTCTATAAGGTTTTTAACCATACCTAGCGCGCCTTGATCAGGCAGTATATCTCCTATCACATTTATAATACCTGATTTACCTAGTAGAAATTTTCCTACTTTAGTATTTTTAAATTTCTTTTTTGGTTGTGACATAATTATCCTGCTTTATAAGCTTTTACTTCCCACGGTAAATTTTTATTTGATTCATCAAATTCTTTTCTTAAGAATTTTTTACCTTTAAAATAAACAGCTTGTTCATCATAATCTAATTCACCAGATGCCATTTGCTCTATGTGAACGTTTTCGTGATTAATAGTGTCTTCAATCTGCTTAGGATCTTTTAAATCTTTATTAATTAAAATAGTTCCTCGTTTGTCAGCTCTACCCATTACGTTTTGTTCCATAGGCACGTTAACTATTGGAGTAGCGTGTTTTTTAAATGGTGATGTAAGTTTAAAGCTCATTTTCCTGGGAACATTTTATTTAATATATTTTTTCGTTGTTGGCAACCACAGGGTATATTTAAACCCTGTGATATACCGTCCACAACTTTTTTAATTCCAGTGGCCTTAGTGAAAGACTCTATTTTATCACCTAAACCTTTTGGTTTCATTAAGAGAATGCTACCGCTGAAACAGTTATTCCTGATGGAAGCTTAACTTTAGCTTTAATACCACCTGGGTTAGCTGTTAATGCATAGATAACCGCATCTCTCACAGAAGGAGTAGTTCCTGTTGATCCGTGAGTAATAGTTGCTAAGTCTCCTGAAGCACCACCTTTTAAGTAGATAACAGTTTCTGTTGCTGAATTAGCTACAACTCCTGTTGCTTCTCCACTGATTAAAATGTCCCCACCAGCAAGCCCTGCTCCTGATGAATAAATTGAGATAAATTTTGCCATAATTTTGATTTTTGTTTGTTGTTAATGATTGTTGATTGTTGTTGATTATTTGTTTTTTAAAACTTTAGCTTTAGGTTCTTGATATGAATAAGTATCTTTTCTTCTTCTGTTACTCATTTCATTAACTTTTTTTACTTTTTTATTTAAATCGTCAAAGTGAATATCTTTTTTTAATCTTGATATTTCACTTCTGTCGTAAGCCATTTTATGATCCTGAGATTCTTTATGTGGACCTTTTTTATGTCCATATTTTCCCATACCATCAGCAGCTTGTTTCATTGACTCAGTTTTGTTGCCATCGCCATCAATATCTATATAATCAGGTTTTGCTTGAGCTGCTCCTTTGTGTTTACCATATTTTCCAGCACCTTTCTCAGCCATACTAGCGTGTGCAGCTTTTCTTTGAGCATCTGATTTATATTTAGGTGTTGACATAAACTTACCTTTTGAATGACCACCAGAAATCATTTTAGCTGATCCCATAGAGTCATTTTCCATTTTTGTTTCTTTGCCAGATAAAACATCGTCTTGTGATTGACTAATTTTACCCATACCTTTTTCTATTTTAACACCGCCTCCATGAGCTTTACCACCCATTTTTGGTCCTAAAGACGAAAGACCATTTACTGTTTTATCACCGTATCCCATAATAATAATTTTAAAATTGTTTTTTTATTTATTTTAACTTAATGCTACTAAATTTGAAATACCACCTTCAGTATCTGTAGCGTATACTTGAACAACACTAACAGGTAATACAAAACCTTGAGCAGGTTTTACAAATTCTATTACTTCATTGTTTATTGTATGTACTTTTATTTTAGCTTCTGAATCATAGCTATAAGTAAGAGTTGAATTAACCGCAATACTTTGTGCCGATGCTAATACATAATTACTACTATTAGTAACACTTGCTATTAAAACTCCAGCAGCAGGCAACGTGCCACCTGTTACTCTCATACCAGCTTTTATCTGTGCGTTAGGTGAAGCTAAACCTACATTTGTAGAGTTTGAAACAACAATGTTATTACTGGTTGTTGTAACGGGTAATGCACTTGGTGAATTACCTATATATATGTTATATTCTTTCCATGCTCCTTGTGGAGTTGTTGCTTTTGTTCTACCGTCTAGTAATAATGTATCACTTGGTGTTACAGGTATTCCAGACTTGTACGAGTCAGTGTAATAATTTCTAATCATTTTTTATTTTTTTTTATTTTTATTTTTATTACAAAAGTTTCTAGCAGCATCAACACTACCAAATCCCCATTTTTTTAAAGCCATAGCTTTTCTTGTTGGTTCACCACTAGCATCTTTCATAGCTCCTTTCATACCAGCAAATCTACAAGCAAATGACACCCTACGTTTACCTGTGCCAGAAGTTTGTCTACTACCTAGTTTTTTACCAGTTTCTTTAGTGTAATCAGATCGCATTTTACGATTTTGTTTTTCGTATGCTTTTTCTTTTATTGCTGGTCCTTTACTTGCCATTATATTATTTTGTATTTAGTTTTACCGTTTTCTTTATAAGCTTTTAAACATCTTCTTCTGTTAGCATCTTCAGATACATAACTCACATGCACCCAGTTAGGATTATCATCTGTACCAAACTCCCAAATAATTTGATCAAAATCTAAATTATTTTTTATATAATCATACATCTCTGCATTAGTTTTGTGACCATAGTTATCATCTAGGTCAAGCGCACAACCAATACAATGTTGAGAGGTTGTACTTCCGCCAATGGCAGAATTGAGTTGGGGCGAGCGATAGAAACTATTAATAGCGATTGGACCACCCACC